AAAGATGTTCGTGTGTCCAAGTTAGTACCAACAATCGCAATCGTAATCACAACTTGCGACAAGTTTGGCTGGCCGTTAGGTTGGATGATGTCAGTAGATGTACCAGACTGGTTGGTGATCTGTGTTGCAGTGAACGTAGACAAAGCCTGACGACCAACAGCGCTGATAGCGCCAGTTGCAAAGTATGTTGGTGTGCCGGCGGCTGCGGTGAAGTTGTTAGACACATACACGTTTACAGACGACACAGCAGCCGAGCCACCTGCAACGCCTACAACAGTTTGGCAATCAATGTTAGTGCCATCAAAGTTACAACCAGTGGGCAAATACATCACCACGCCACGATAGACGTTGGTTGCTGTGTCTGCGGGGATTGTTACAGTGCCATAGGTTGTTGTACCGGGGGTGTAAACAACGCCATTCACGTTTTGAATAGTGTTGCCGTTAATAAAAATACCAGAGCTGCCACTGTAGGTTGTTGTTCCAACGGTTGTGTTAGCCAAGCTAATGTCAACGTGTTGTGCCAACAGAGGTGTGCCTACGTTACGTAGGGGTCCAAAACGGTTGTCGCCAGCTAAAACTGGGCCTTCAAATGTTGCGCGTGCCATAAATTGTCCTTATGCAAAAGAGCTTTACCAATCGTTGCATCGTCTGCTGGGGCAGTGGCGGTAAAGCGGGTCACCCAGATGTTTCCAATATACACCATTTAAACAGCGTACACAACAGTTTAAACGTAAAAAAAGGGGACCAAAGTCCCCTTTCTTTCTGTTCGCTTAGAACGAGCCGGAAGAACCGAACACGCCCAAAGGATCAGACCAGCCGAAGCTATAACGCTCACGGGCCTTGTAACGCACGTTACCGGTGTCGAAATCGCCGTCCATGCTGTTTTGCAGCGGTGTACGAACGAAGTGCTTCAAACCGTTAGGCACGTCAGTTGTCAAGAACCAAGCGTTGTTGTCGGTCAAGAAGTGGTTAACGGCGTAGCCTTCTGGCACAGCACCGTTGTTCTTGATCGCGTTGATGTCGTTGTTGTTGGTGCCGACGCGGAGTTCGGTTTCCAACAGGCGGGTAGCCACGAACATCAAAGCTGGTGGGATGATCAACTTCTTGGGTTTAGCAGCGATCAGCAAACCACGCTCATCAGTCCAAGCAGCGATCTGGATAACGGCGGCTTCCAAAGAAGTCTCGTTCAAGTCAGCTTGAGTGGTGGGGGTGTTAGCGTTACGCTCGCCGTTGACCAAGGGGTGAGCAGTGCTGAACAAAGCAACGCCGTCGCCGCCTGCGTAAGCAGCCGAGAAACCGTTGTTCAGAACAGACGCAGCCTTAACCTGCTTGGTGTATGCCATAGCACGGGCCAAACCTTTGGTGTAACGAGCAGACAGACTGTCGTACAAGTTGTCTTCGATTGCCTCTTCGGTAATCGAGAAACCCAAAGCGATGGTTTCATGGTTATAGCGGGTGGTCCATGCCTCTTGTGCGTTGTCATAAGCGATGGCAGAGCCTTCGTTCTTGACAGGAGCAGCGGAGAAACCAGAGAGTTTGGTTTCTTCTTCAAAGCTACGCTCAGATGTCTCTGTTTCGTAGATTTCTTTGTGCTCTTCGCCGTAGCGGGCATACTCCAAACCGAACAAAGCGTTCAGACCGGGGAGGAGTTCTTTTAATAGTTGTGCGCGTGAAATAGCCATTTAAGTTACTCCTTAAGCGGTTTGAGAGCCAAGCGCGGTGTAATACGAGTGCTGTGCGAAGTTGATCTTGCAAAGAACTTCGGTGTACTGTGTAAACACGAGCGTGGAGCTTGCGGGGATTGCGGTTCCAGTAGCGGCAACACCGCCAGCGTTAACCACACCATATTGTGCGTTGACAACAACAGAGGTTGCGCCAGCGTTAGCCGCTGTAGAAACCCAGTTAGCTGTGCCAACGTACTGGCCGTTTGCGGCCAAGAAGCCAACTTCAGTACCAACTGGCAAAGCTTGTGGCAAAGCAGAGGTAGTCAAAGTTGTAGTGCCGCTAACCCATGTGGCAGTGCCCAAGGTAACAGCAGTTTCTGGCACAACATCAATGATACGGACAGGCAGAGCAGCAGTAGTGGCAGCAGAGCTGGCCAAGATACCGTTCGACGAGTTACCAGTGTTGATGTTACCGGCCAAGTTGGAGACAGTCATGTTCAGACCGATCATGGCGTGCGAAGCGGAACCAATAGTGGTACCACCTTGCGATGTCACGACAGCAGCCTTGAAGACGGTGTCAGGATCGTCAGTCACGATTGCGTAGGCATCGCCAGCCAAAGTGCCTGCTGGCCAGAACTGGCTGAAGCGACGTTGCTTGCTCACTGGGTCTGTAAAAGAACAGCCCAAGAAGATGCCGAGTTGACCATAACCGGGTGCGCCTGTAGCGGCAGTGCCACCGTCAGTCACAGCGATACGAGTCACGAAGCCGCGAGTAATCGCGACGAAATCACCGTAAAAAATGTTAGTGGCGTAGCCATACTGGATGTTCACACTACGTGTAGAACCAGCAAAGACCTGTCCACCAATCAAGTTTACGGGCTTTAGGCCGTAGGGGGCCGATACCGTTGGATAAGCCATTTAAGACTCCTTGAAAAAGTTTACTTTGAACCAGAGCCAAACGAAACCTTGGTCGATTTTTCAGAGAATTTCGACATTCGGGGATCGTTGTCTCGCATGAAGCTGTTATCCACAGACTCCATCTGAGATTTGTTTTGATTGGCGTAATACTGTTCACGCTGCTTCAAAAACTCATTTGGAATTCTGCAGAGTACCAGCCCGCCTACCTCAATGTTGCCCTTAAAGCGACCTTCGGTAGTAGCGTGCATCATTAACTCGGGATAGTCCTCTGCTTTGCAGGGTTCATATCCCTCTCGTAACTTAGAAGAGATGTTGGCGGCATCGGCTGAACCCATCATGCTGGTGCGAACCCAGCGGTGTGTGACACCTTCGCGTGGGTCCGGAGACGGTAAAGTCTCTGGCGGACGCCAAGCCATTTGACGAGCAGCAACTGCGCGACTTTCTTGTTCGCGTGGTTTACGGTTTTGTGCCTGTTCCATTTATTCACCTCTATTAAGTAATGCAACCTGTTTCGCGTATTGTTCTGGTGTGATCCCGAGTTTGCGAGCTAACGCCACTTGAGAGTTCTTCAGTTTGACGCGGTTAGGCGGAGTGCTTCGCGAGGCCGGAGCCACGGGTGAAGCGTTGTTAGTTTTTGCACGGCGGGGAGTTTCCTCTTCTGCCGGTTCGACTCTTTTGGGAGGTTCGTCATCCTCATCGCTCTGAATCTCAAAGTATTCAGGAAACCTTTTGCGCATTTGTTTATCGATAGTCTCGAAATATTCTTTACTACCAATGTAGTCCGAACCATACTCGCGTTGCAACTTCTTGTCAAGTCCCATCGCAGACATAGTCATTTCTTCGTCTTTTCCAAACCAGTCTTTGTTGCTCTCCACCCATTGTTGGGTGCGGCGGGATGTAACTGGCTGTGAAACAGGCGCGGCATCTTGAAAGTTATCCTTGATTTCCACGGGCTTCATAGCTGCTACACGCTCAGACTTCATGGTTGCGCGGGCGATTTCTTCCTGCGCGGTTGCAAGAGCGTCAGCGTCACCAGCTTCAAATGCCTCCTTTAAACGGCGTTTTGCTGTTTCCAGCTCCGTTTGAACAGCAGATTTTGAGGTCTCGATGTACGCTTCGCTGCCAGTTTTGAGCTGGGATTTGAGGCGTTTGTTCTCTTCGTAGACCTGTTTGGCAAACTCTTCTGCTGCTACGCGCTCTCGCTCGGCGGCTTCTTTTGCTCGGCGCTCATCGTGGTATCCACGGGTGAACTTTTTGATTCTGGCCTGAACTCGCTCGTCATAGGTGGCAAGTTCCTCGTCAGTTGGGTCTTCTGGGGGTGGCGCGGCTTTGCGACCGCGATCCTCTGGAGGGGTGTCATCTTCAATTTCTAACTCAAACTTGTCGTCCGAGTCAGCTTGTTTTGCCTGTTTTGCTTCGATTTCGTCAGGAAACTCAAAGCTATCTTGGCTTTCGTTGTCTTGCATTCGCATGTTTAAACTCCTTTATGCAGCGCGGGTGATGCCACGCGGGTCTTGCACGGTGCCCTCGACCGAATCATCATTGATCATTCGGAACTCGCGACCGTGAATCTTCAAGCGGGTGCCTGAATTGGGGCGGACGATGACAAAGTCACCAACCTTACAGCGCGGACCGCTAGGGAAGCGCGATTTGTCGGTATAAGCTTCTGGACCCATCTTTACAACGAACAGCACTGGGGTCAGCACCTCTTCGTAATGCATAGATTGGCCGGCTTTAATGATGCCAACCTCGCTGTCTGCATACTCTTCCATAGCCTCTGGGACTACGCAAAGCAGCATAAAGCCGGATGGATCAGGCAACTGTTTGGCCTTATCTTCGTTACTCTTATTCAGAATACCGGATAGGTCTACAGCGTTAACGTCGAATTCACTCATTCGTTCTCCAGTTTTTGCACAAGGTCGTTGATGATTTGATCTGTAAGGTTTAGACCTCGGATTACCCCACAGATTTTCTTGTATTCGTCATACGTTTCCGCACGACTAGCAGCGAGAAACGAAACTTGTTCCTCGCGGATTTTTGAAATCTCCTTTTGGAGATGGGCCAACAACTGTATGTCAGTACTCACTTACTTTCCTTTGATTGACGTTTCTGGGCCTGCATCTGTGCGCGGTGTTTAGCCATTTCTATACCCATGCGCACGCCATCAGTTTCCTGCTGTTTGTTCAGTTGGTCGCGTTTTGCGGCTGACTGAGCGCTGACTTGCATTGCTGCAATCTCTTTCTGAGCTTCGATGCGTGCCTCTTCGATGCGGATTTGGTCTGCTTTGGCCGCAGCATCGATTTGCTGTTTCTGCTGTTTGAGTTGGAACTCTTGCATCTTGAGTTGCAGTTCTTGCTGTTGCATTTGTACAACAGGGTCCTGCATCTGCGCTTGTGCCTGCATCTGAGCGGCCTGCTGTTGGTCGCGTTGCATCAACTGCTGAGAAGCGGCGGCGGCACGGATGGCGATCTGATCTGCCACATCTGTCGGGATGACGCGCTTCTTCTCGCCTTTTTCCTCTTCTGCAGGCAGAGCAAAGCCCATCGTTTCCTCGACCTGACGGCGGTATTCCAGAGCGATATGCTCGTTGATGTGAGCCATCGCTGCAGCCATGATGGTCTGAGCTTGTGGGTTCATCTGCATCAACTGCTGAATCTTTGGGTTCTGGATGGCCGACATGTGGACCTGAATGTGGGCTTCATGGTTTTGTTCCACGAAAGCTTTGACGGGCTTGCCGGTCAGGATGTCTTGGTTTTCCCGGATTGGGTCAACTGGTGTCATGTCCTCCTCAACTGGCACAAGCTTGGCGGCGTTTTTGACGCCCAGCACTTCAATCATCTGACGGTGCAGCATAGGCATGTCGTAGTACTGAGGTGCGCTTTGTGCCAATTGAAACACTGCCTGATACTGGACAATCTTTTGTGCCATCGTGGCAGCGTTTGGATCGCTGACGGGGATAACGTCCACCATGTCGTAGTCAGCGCGTTTGATCGAACGGCCACCTTCCGAGGGTGTGTAGGCGTATTCATCGGGCGTGTAGTCAGCAATGATGACCTTCAAGAGCTTGAACTCTTGTTTCATGCTGTAGTGCATACGGGCTTGAACAGCGCCGATCACCTTCAGGGTGCGTTCCAAGATGGCCAGCGTCGAACCTACGGGGGCTTGAGCGGACATGTCGGAGACATTCATATCACCTGACGAGGCAAATGCACGGCCTTCTTCCACGATCTGCTGGAACAAACCAAACAGAACCTGTGAGGGTTCTTTGTATGGCAGGGGCAGGATGTTGTCGCGGATGGAGCCTGATGGCACGTCCACGTCACGGAACTCACCGGGCTGGATGGGGGTGTCATCACCCTTGATACGCAGACCACGGGACTTCAAGCCGCCGGGCAGGTTGGATAGTGTGCCGGCATCCACCAATTGACGGATCAGCATGGTGGCAGACTTAGCGTATCCACCGATCAGGTGGATCAGGCCGTAGCCGTAGAAGCCAAAGCCGGGGATGTATTGGTAGTGAACGAAGTGCTGGCGCTTGAGTTGAAGCTCATCCTCTTCGTACCAGTTACGGCGGATGGCCAGAATCTCACGCGACCCCTTCTCCAATGTGACGATGTAGGGGAGTGCAATGCCAGTGGGTTCGCCATCTTTGTCTTTGTGTTCAAAGCCGGGCAGGTCCAAGCTGACGTGCATCTCCAGAACGCGGTAGCGGTCGTCATCGATGGCAGACATGCCCATCTCTTCCGCTTTTTGCTTCTCGATGTCGTCCAGTTGGTAGGAAGGCTCGCCCAGATCGACATCCATGTAAAAGCCGTGATCTTGCAGCTTCAAGATTTCGTTCTTGGTTTTGCGCATCACATGGGTAACACGCTCGGATTTCTCAATGGATGACGCGCCATAGGGGACGACAATGTCTTCTGCCGGTATAAACACGGCGGCTTGACGGCCAATTGAGGGGTCGTAGTAGACCTTTATGAAGGCTGATCCGGCGATGGGGAGGTTCC